CGGCAATCTAGATCACTGTCGTCACAGCAATTTAAAAACTGTATGTTCGAACTGTGCTCAAATACTAGGCAAAGAAGGAATCACTTGGCGACAGGGCGATCTTGTCGCTGACTACTAGACTGGCTGATTGTCTATAAAGATCATCAATAGAACCGTTGTTATCAATGACTATATCAAAGTCACTGCCTAACCAAGCCCACTCGCTGGCGTGTATCTTGCGCATTTTCATTGCGTTCAATCCCACGTTGTTGCCTTGATTTGCGCTAACTGCATCTGCATACCAGTCAGGCAGTGTGCCTCTTTGTACCCAAACAATACTGCCACCTGCCTGTTTTAGGGATTCAATTTCGTTGGGAAATCTGCAATCTGAAATAACAATATTATCTCGACTGTTGCGCAGTTTGTTTTCTAGGCTGGCAATCCATATGTCATCGTGAAATGCCTTACGACAAACTTCAGTACCCCAGTACTGCAACACCCATCTTGGAGTCAGTGTAGGCATATCAAGTCTAGCGGCCCACCACGGATCTACTTGTTCGCGCCATTCACGGGCTTCTTTGGTACGGCCTTCAAGCATGGTACGGTCCCAACCAAATACTGCTGCCACTGCATCTTTTAGTGTTGATGCAAAACTTTCTCTACGAAACTCGTGAAAATTCACTAGATAGTCTGCAACTGTGTCCTTGCCTGAACCAATAAAACCGCAAATTCCAATAATCATAATATTCTCCAACTGTATAAAGTATACAGGAGAATACCATCGTGGTCAACCTATAATAAAAGTATATCCTTGGCCGCCTGGTACTAATTTCATCAAATCATCTGTGAGTTTTTCAATTTCAGCAGTGGCTTCTGCTTTCATCGCCGCACCGTTTAGACTGCTTCCACCTTGTGGTCCTGCAATTTGAGCAAATTTTTCACGAGCCTGTCCCAGCATCATCTTGCAGTTGGCCAAACTATAGTCTTTGACCCATTGTCCTGCATAGGTATCGTCAATGATGGCAAAATCTGGTTTGGTATTATAGACCCATAACATCACTTCTTCATCGCCTCTAGGACGTTGTTGAATCATTATCTTGCGACTTTGTGGTTGCCAAGTAAAATTAATAAACGATCCAAACATCTTGCCTACTAATTCTTGATAACCACTGAATAATTCGTAGGTTAACAATCCACCCATATTTGTTGAACTCAACAAATAGGTGTTGGTATAGGCCATGTTGAATGGCTCAAATACTGTGCCGCCCGACCCGTTGCCGCTTCTTGATCCAACTGATCTGCGAAATATCTGTCGCACCTGTTGGATTTCTTTGGGCAAAATATATTCTTGCTGATTTTCTCTCAACGTTAAAAACGCATAACTTTCTTCAACAGCATTATCTGAACGCTGTCGAAATACGCCTAGTGCCCTGTTCAGTGCAGTTTCATAGTGTATGGGATCTAGTTCTACATCAATCATGCCGTCGCCCAGCATGGCTTTGCAATAACTAAAAACTTCTTGCTTGGATTGGTCTATTTGGCTCATATAGTTATTTATAAATATATGACTATGCCAAGACTGAGCCTTTACCGTCCTGAAAAGGGCAATGATTATAAATTTATAGATAAAAATATCTGGGAAATGTTCCAGGTTGGAGGTACTGATGTTTTTATACATCGATATCTAGGCCCCGGAGCCTCAGGCGACTCAGCGTCACCCAGTTTACCTGTATACAACACCAGCGATCCCACACAGATCCAAGACCTGCTGTTTTTAGAAAATAGAGATCGCAAGTATGATCCTGATATCTATGTCATGCGAGGGGTGTACAGTCTTCAAGATCTAGATTTTAATCTCAGTCAATTTGGATTATTTTTACAAAACGACACTGTTTTTATCACATTTCACATCAACGACACTATAGAAAAATTAGGCCGCAAGTTGATCAGTGGAGATGTTATAGAACTACCACATCTCAAAGACGATCATGCGCTCAATGATTTTCAATTTGCTCTTAAAAGATTCTACGTAATTGAAGAAGTAAACCGAGCTGCGGAAGGTTTTTCAGTTACTTGGTATCCACATCTATATCGTGCCAAATGTAAACCTCTAGTCGACAGTCAAGAATTCAAAGAAATACTAGACCAAGTTGCTAACAAAGATGCCATGGTTGGCACATATAACTCTGCTGTAACCTATTATCCAGGTGATGTTGTCACTGGGTTGGATGGAAAGCATTATACAGTGCTACAGGAAGTAACTGGAGTCGCACCTCCTAATGCTACCTATTATGAACTAGCCGACAGTCTAAGAAACATAATGAGCACCTACGAAAAAGAAATGCAGATCACTCAGGCAGTACTTGATCAGGCTGAAGCAGATGCTCCAAGAAGTGGCTCAGACACCACACAGTTTTATACTCTTACTGTGGATGCAAATCAATTACCTGTACTGGTCAGCGCAGATAACAGCCTATTAGATGCTAGTTTGGAAACTCAGGCCACTGACGAAGCAGGCAATCTCTTGTTCAATACCGATGGTACTCCTGTATATGTAGGATCCACTGCTGCCACCGCTCTATTATCATCGGAAGTATCTGGTTATAACGGATATCTTGTTGGTGATGGCGTTCCTCCAAATGGTGCTCCATTCACAGCCGGTATAGCCTTTCCATTAGCTCCTGCAGATGGTCAATTCTGTCTTAGAAAAGATTATTTTCCTTATAGATTGTTTAGATACAACGGATCAAGATGGGTCAAGGTTGAAGACCAGGTTAGAATGACCATGAATAATCTAGGACCAAGTGATGTAGGTGTAGGTGATCAATTTGAAGGCAAGGATGTTCGCCAGACACAAAAAGCTGGATTCATCAACAACACAAACACCGACACAATAAATGGACACACTGTGAAAGAAAGACAGAGTCTCAGTAAGGCTCTTAGACCAGAGGCAGATGAATAATGGATTATTTTTACGATGCGCAAGTAAGACGATATGTCACACAGTTTATGAGAATCTTTATAGGATTCAAATATAAAACTGGAGGCGATGTTCCCGAAGAGAGACACGTGCCTGTGTTGTACGGTGATATGACCAGACAGGTTGCCAGCATGATCAAAGACAACAGTGAAAACAAACTGTCAACGGTGCCTAGAATAGCCTGTTATATCAGTGGCCTTGAGTTGGATAATTCCAGACTCAGTGACTATAGTTTTGTCAGTAAACTATCTGTGAGAGAACGGCAGTATACTACTAATCCAGCAGGCGAAAGAGAATACGGTGGTGTACAGGGCGGTGGATACACAGTAGAAAGACTCATGCCTACTCCATTCAAACTGTCTATGAAAGCAGAAATCTGGACCAGTAACACAGATCAAAAACTTCAGTTGTTAGAACAGATTTTGGTTTTGTTTAATCCCAGTCTTGAAATTCAAACCACAGACAATTATGTTGACTGGACCAGCATCAGCGTGGTAGATCTCAGTAGCATCAATTTTAGTTCTAGAACTATTCCGCAAGGCACAGAAAGTGATATTGATATCTGTACTCTAGATTTTCAAACTCCTATATGGATTAGTCCGCCTGCCAAGGTTAAGAAAATGGGTATTATTAAAAACATTATCATGAACGTATTTGGGGAATCGGGTCAATTGTTGGGCCTAGAAGATCTCATTTTCAATGGTGACGGTGCAACTACCCAAGTACGAAACACAGTGGATCGATTTGGGGTATTGCTGATCTTGAACAAGGTCACAGGATTCTATGATCTCACTGTACTAAATGTCTACGAAGCAGTGATAGCTTTGGGATTAGATGAAACTCCTTACAAAGGCAATCAACAAAGACTAGATTGGTATAAGATACTAGAGCTTCACGGCGGGTATTCAGGCACCAGTAGAATACATTTTACACAGCCCAGCGGCTATGAAGTCACAGGCACATTTACCGTAAATGAAGTTGATCCTACATATCTAGTGATAGATCTTGACATGGACACAGTCCCTACTAATACATTATTACCTGTGACTGCTATCGTTGATCCTTACAAGTTTAGCCCTATTGAAAAATTTGGAAGTATTGCCGCAATTCCTGTAGGCACAAGATATCTAGTATTAGACGATGTCAATAACAGTGCCAATGTAGGACAGCACGTGGAAAATGCTGGCTGGAACAACTTTGATTCTGGGTCAACTGCCTACGACGGCCCAGATGCCTGGAAAGATCTCATAGGCAACGACACGGTGATTAAAGGTAATTCCATAATTCAATGGACTGGTACTGTATGGCAAGAAACATTTAATCCTGCTACAGTAACAACTATTCAATATTTTACTAACTTGACCACAGGCGTACAGTACAAATGGGATGGCGCACAATGGTTGAGATCTTTTGAAGGCGAATACGCTGCCGGATATTGGAGATTTGACCTAGACGCTTGATAAGTATCTAGATGCAACAACGTGCCGGTCTACTGTTTCTAAGCAAAAACACCAGGAGAATTCTTCTTATTTTAGAAGATGCCAAATGGACTGTGCCTACATTTGTGAGAAACAGTAGTCTATTAGAAGACGCCGAACCGTTGTTAAATAATTTCTCAGTGGGTAAAATTTTACCCATAGAATTGTATCTCAGTGAGGACCGTGGATTTGAATACGGCACATATATCTGTTTAGTTGATGATGAATTTCTCACAACATCATCTGCTACTATATGTTGGGCTGCATTGAATCATTTGCCTAAACAATTGCACACAGGTTTAAAAAACACACTGAGTAATACCATAATTCGTACAAAAATTGAAACTATATTGGAGTTAGAAAATGTCAAGCATACTGCAAAAATCTACTAGATTTATCAAAGACTGTGAAAGATATGAATCAGTGATAGCCACCATGCCAGAGGGCAGTGTAAAAAATGAAACTGTGCAATTGTTGCAAAAATTAACCTATAGCATTAAAAAACTTGATAACATGCATCTAGAAATGATATATTCTAGACAGTTACCAACTATGGGTAACGAAATGAAAGACGAAATATCAGATTTGCGAAAGAAATTAGAAACTAGAATTAGAGACTGGGCACAGGCGCAGAAAAGCTAAACCTAGTTTTCTTTTTTTTGCAATCTATATGAAATTCATCAAGCATTATGAATAATTCGACCTGTCATTACCCAACTTACACTTATACGTCTAGGTTTAGTTGATACAACCGGTCTATGACTTAGATTAGAATCAAAAAATATACCTGTATTTTCTTTATGTAAAAATTTTTGATGATCAAACTCAGTTCCGCCATCGCTATCATCTACATAATAAAGTAGGCTGTAAGCACCTTGCAATTTATTAGAGTTGTCATTATGCCAGGCTGTAACCTGCCCGGCGGTATAAAAATTTACCATACAATGATTTAAAAAATCAATTTTAAACCATTCTTTATTTTGATCTAACCATCGATCCAGAACATAAGTTAATGATTCTACTCTGTTCCAATTATTGATATTTTGTTGTTTATTAAACGCACATTTACCAAATGCTGCTTTTTCTAAATCTATTTCACCAGTTGCATAACTTGGAAAATTCCAATCTAACATTGGATCTAGCACCTGCTGTTTGACTATAGAAT